GGCGGCAAAAAATAATGCGCCTGCTCGGATTCAACTTTTCCCTTACCAGAGCGTCGTCATCGACGGGCGTGCCCGCTAACCTGCAGGCTCCGTCTGCCGGAAGCGGCGGTTGGTGGCCAATGGTCAGGGAATCGTTTCCCGGTGCATGGCAGCGCAATATCGAAATTCGCAACGAAACGATCCTGACCTACAACGCGGTCTATGCCTGCGTCACGCTCATCGCTGCGGACATAGCGAAGCTGGGCCTGAGCCTGCTAGAGCAAGACGGTGATGGCATTTGGGTCCCGGCCAAGTCGAACGCGTTCACGCCGGTCCTGACCAAACCGAATCGCTACCAGAACAGAATCAAGTTCATCGAACAGTGGATGGTGAGCAAGCTCCTTCACGGCAACACCTATGTCCTTAAAGAGCGCGACGAGCGCAATGTCGTGGTGGCGATGTACGTGCTGGACCCGCTGCGCACGCAGCCGCTCATCGCGCCGGATGGCGCGGTCTATTACGGACTGAGCAAAGACAATCTGGCGCAGATCACCGAGGAAGATTTGGTCGTCCCCGCCAGTGAAATCATTCACGATACGATGGTGCCGCTCTATCACCCGCTGGTCGGCGTCTCTCCCATCACCGCTTGCGGTCTGCCTGCCATGCTTGGTCTGGCGGTGCAGAACTCATCCAGCCGGTTTTTCGAGAACGGCGCGCAACCGGGCGGCATACTCACCGCACCGGGAGCGATTTCAGAGGTCATCGCCGAACGGCTGAAGAAAGAATGGAATGACCGCTTCACCGGAGTGAACGCCGGTCGCGTGGCAGTCTTGGGCGACGGCCTCAAATACGAACAGATGAGCGTCAACCCGGTCGATGCGCAGTTGATCGAGCAATTAAAATGGACCGCGGAAACGGTTTGCTCATGCTTTCACGTGCCGCCCTACATGATCGGCGTCGGACCGATCCCGACCTACAGCAATGTGGAAGCGATCAACCAGCAATATTACTCGCAAGCCCTGCAGGCCCCTATCGAGAGCATAGAGCTTTGTCTCGATGAGGGGCTTGGATTGACCAGCACGGATCGTGACTACGGCGTCGAATTCAATCTTGAAGATCTTCTGCGCATGGACACGGCCACCAAAGTAAAGACCGTGACGGAAGGCTTGAAGGGAATCTTCACCGTCAATGAAGCGCGAAAGAAATTCCAGTTGCCGCCCACACCGGGAGGCCATGTCGTGTATCTGCAGCAGCAGATGTTCTCCACCGAAGCACTCAACAAGAGAGATAGCAGCGATGACCCATTCAAGTCAGCGGGAGTACAAGCCCCGAAATCAGGAGGAGAAGCTCCTCCAGAAGATGATGAAGAAGTCGAAGACGAAACCGAAGACGAAAAAGAAATCCTCGCGGCGTCAGCGCAAATAGCGGCGTGGCGTCTGAAAACTATATTGGCGTCCTATTCATCAGGGCAGGGGATCGCTTATGAACCACCGACTGATTGAGGCCTTGATGACCGGGCTTGCGCCGGTCGTCCGAGACTACGTCGCCTCCTGCGTGGATAAGGCCACCTCGCCATTGCTGGCACGCATCAAGGAACTGGAAGCCAGACCGCAGCCGAAAGACGGCAAAGACGCAGACACTGAGTCAGCGCGCAGGTTCATTGTCGAAGAGGTGCAGCAATACATAAAGGCGCTGCCGCCGCCGCCGAAAGACGGAGTCGACGGTGCGCCGGGAAGGGATGGCACCGATGGAAAGGACGCCGAACCGGAAATGGTTGCGTCCATGGTGGCCGCAGCCGTCGCGAAAATTCCGGAGCCTGTCTTCCCGGTTGAGGATGCGAAGCTTTGGCTGGCGGATATGGTTATGGCATTACCGCCACCGAAGGATGGAAAAGACGGCAAAGACGGAAAGAATGTGGATCAGGCGGTGGTTGAAGCGATGATCCAAGACGCGGCAGCAAAAATTCCTGTGCCAAAGGATGGTAAGGACGGCCAGCCCGGAAAAGATGGCAAGGACGGTAAGGACGCCGATCCGGTGCTGATCAAGACGCTGGTGGATTCAGCCGTCGCGGAAATTCCGAAACCCAAGGATGGCGTGGGCGCATTGTCTGCGCTGATCGATCGGGATGGATGCTTCGTGCTGACGTTGACGGACGGCACGACCAAGAACCTAGGCTGCGTGGTCGGCAAGGATGCCGATCCGGAAATGATGATGCAGGCGATCAAGAATGAGGTGGCGAAGATCCCGGTGCCGAAGGACGGCAAGGATGGCCGTGACGGATTCGGCTTCGATGACATGGCCATGAACTATGACGGCGAGCGCACGCTGACGCTGATCTTCACCAAAGGGGAGGACACGAAGGAGATCGTCGTTCGCATCCCGGTGCCTATCTATCGCGGCGTCTGGCGGCAGGGCGCGTATGAGAGAGGCGATACCGTCACGCTCGGCGGCTCCACCTTCATCGCGCAGCGTGACACAGAGACAAAACCGGAAACGTCCAAGGACTGGACGCTCTCGGTCAAGCGCGGCGGCAATGGACCGAGCGCATACGATGCGGCCAAGCGCGCCGGGTTCAATGGCAGCGAGACGGAATGGCTGGCGTCACTCAAGGGTGATCCGGGCAAGAAGGGGGATTCCGGTCGCGATCTGACGCAGATGACATTGACCGGCGAGAAATACTGATGGCGCTGAAACTCATCACACCACCGGAGACGCTTCCAATCACGCTGACGGAAGCGAAGGCGCAGCTTGCCGTGGACTTCAATGACCACGACGATCTGATCCGCCTGCTGATGGGCGCGGCTGTCGGCTATTGCGATGGGCCGGAAGGTTTTCTGGAGCGCGCGCTGGTCGACCAGACATGGGATGTGGTGCTGGATGGATTCCCGAACAATGAAATCCGCATTCCGCTGCCGCCGCTGATAGAGGTGGTCGGCGTTTTTTATGATGACGGTGCAGGCAACGAGCAGTCGGTCGCTCCCGACGCCTACACTGTAGACAGCGCGAACGAGCCGGGATGGGTGCTTCCTACGTCGCCCGGTTCATGGCCGTCGACATTCAGCGGGATCAATTCAGTGCGCGTTCGCTTCCGCGCCGGATACGTGGATAACAGCACTTCGCCAGCGACCGGAAAGGTGCCTGATGACCTGAAGCAAGCTATCCTGCTCTATGTCGGCACGCTCTACGCGCAGCGCGAGACGGTGGTGGTTGGAAATATCGTGCAGGCGGTGCCGTGGTCTGCCGAGCAATTGTTACGGCGCAAGAAGATCGGACTTTCTCTAGCATAGGAAAATAGAATGGATGTTGAGCACGACATTAAGACGTTTCCAATCGATGAGAACCTAGACGCGGAAATCAAGAAGTTGATGGCGGAAGGATGGGAGCTTATGCCCGGTGTGAAGCCGGTCGCGGTCTACCATGTTGTGCGCCTGAAGAATCGCCCTCCCGCATCGGCTGCCATAGGCGAAATGAGAATTGATGAGAGCAAGGTGTTCGTCATTCCAGCCGGGACCAAACAATGAGACGTTGGGCGTGCATCTGCCGCTTCGGCGGCATAGGGGACAATCTGGTCGTGGCCTCGGCGCTGCGTCCACTCAAGCGCTTAGGCTACATGGTGGAAGTCATCACATCGCCGGGCGCGGCCTGCGTGTTCTTGAATAATCCATTCATCGACAAATTATCGGTGAAGAAAGACGGCGAAATTCCCAGCGGCGACGACTGGCAGAAATGGTTTGCCAGCCGCGCGGGAGAATACGATCTGCTGGTCAATCTCTCGCACTCCATGGAGGGGCGGCACGCCCTGCACAAAGGCGCCTCGGCGTTTTGGTGGCCGGAAGAATACCGGCGCAAGATGTGCGCGGGAAGCTATCTTGAGACGGCGCACGATATTGTCGGCGTGGCGCATGAGTTCGGGCCGCTGTTTTTTCCTACGCAGGATGAGAAAGACCACGCCGCGCGCACACGTGAAAAAATAGGCGGGCGCTATCTGGCGTGGGCGTTGTCCGGTTCGCGCATCGACAAGGCTTGGCCGTTCACCGCGCATGCCGTATGCCGCATCATCAAGGAACTCGGCATCCCGGTGGTGCTCATCGGCTCCAGCGGCAAGCAGTTTGAGATGGCTAAGATCGTTCTGGAAGAAGTCCAGCGCACGAACTCAAGTCATAAGGATTTGCACGTCGCAATCTCTCCGGAAAATTCCGATCCGGGTGGGCACCAGCATTGGTCGATCCGCCGCTCGCTCACGCAGGCCACGATGGCCGACCTCGTGGTGACTCCCGATACCGGCATTGCATGGGCCGTGGCCATGGAAGCCATGCCAAAGATTTCTCTGCTGTCGCACGCGAGCGCGGAGAACATAACGAAGCACTGGGTCAACACGGTCACGTTGCACGCAAACCAAAACGATGTGCCGTGCTGGCCGTGCCACCGACTGCACGATGACATTTCTACCTGCACACCGAACAAGGAAGGCAACGCCGCCGCCTGCATGTCGAATATCTCCGTTGAGACTTTGATGCAGGCCGTTGAAAAGCTCTGGCGCAAGCCTGACAACGTGCGGACACTCCGCGAGGTGGCAGCATGAAACGACCACTACGAGCAGTTAAGACCAACAATTGGGGCGTCCCCATCGCGGATGCTACCGGGCGCATCGTCTGTACCGTCCCTGCGCATGCCGAAGCTGAGATGGTAGCCGCCATCATCGTTGAATCTCTCAACGGTCGCGGCTGGTCGGCGCTCCTGCGCAATCAGCAGCGGGCGCGCGATGCGTGGCTGTTCAGCAAGCGCGTTTGGAAGGACGCATGTGGTGTTTCGCATGAAGCTTAAACTTCCAGACGTTACTCTCGTGATGGTCGAGACCCGTGAACACGAACTGGCACGGCTCGCAATCGAGGATTGTCTGAAGGTCGCTGAGTTCGGCGACGTGCTGATCCTGACGGACAGACCGTTGAAGTTTCTGAGAAACACGGACCTGTCGTCGTCTCCGGAGATGGAAGGGCAGCGCGTCCGTTTTCACATCGTCCCGGATTGGCCGGAGAAGATCGGCTGGTCGCGCTCGTGGTGGTTCGACGTGCCGCCGCTTGTTCGCACAAAGCAGACGCTAAACATCCAGTGGGATAGCTGGATTTGGGATGCGTCCATGTGGCGCGACGAGTTCATGGAGTACGACTACATCGGCGCTCCGTGGTGGTACAAAGACGGAAAGAATGTCGGCAACGGCGGCTTCTGTTTGAAGTCGACACGGCTCGCCCGCTACATCGCAAAAAATCGCGCACGCTTCCCGGTCATCAATGCGATTGACGATGATCTGCTGTGCCGCAAGTACCGCTACGATCTTGAGGAAGCTGGCTTCACGTGGGCTCCGGAAAAAGTGGCGCACGATTTTGCGTTTGAGTGCTGCAGGCCATCGAAGGACTCGCGGCATTTTGGTTTCCACGCCATGTTCAATTGGCCGGTGGTCTTGGACATCGAGCGTCTACAAGAGCGGATGGAGCTAGCGTGTTCGTCTCCGTACATACGGGACGGCTACATGATGGAAATGTTTCACAGGCAGCATCCCGAAATCTTCGTTGAACTTGTGCGTCGCGATCAACTCTTAAACAGGAGGAACTGACATGCCTGCAATTTCCGCTTTCTGGCAGAAGCAAACTCTGGACTGGCACTTCGGCGGGGCGGGCGCAATCTCGCAAATCGCAAATCGATGGGCGGGCCTCGCGGTCGGCACACCGACTTTCACGGGCGGCTCAGAAATGGGCACGCTCAGCGGATACTCACGGC